GCTGGATTGCCCTGAAGAGATACTTTATAATCCCCGCTCCGCTGGCCCCTTAGCTCAGTGGTTAGAGCAGGCGACTCATAATCGCTTGGTCGCTGGTTCAAACCCAGCAGGGGCCACCAAATTTAGTCATAAAAAACATATACTTAAGCCGCTTATTGAAGCGGCTTTTTTGTTCCTGGCTTTTCGAGTGGCGGCAAAATGGCGGCACATTTTCACCGCCACCGCCTTCCCCCGACTGATTCGCCAGACAAACTCACCTCAAAAGGACGTTTGATAATGCGATTACATTTGGCCCTGATCAGCTCAGCGTTGATATTTTTTCCAGTTGCTGCGGCGCAAGCTTCAGACGTAAGTACCCTCAAAAATAAACTTAAGCCCTGGCAACCAACGGAAATCAGCCTTAAGAATGACCAGCTAACTGTTGTTATACCCGCCGCCAGTATTGATGATGAAACTTATAAAGTAATCACCTCCAGCGGGATATGCTCCCCCATCTGGACAAAAGACGCGCCAGCTGATTACCTAAAAAAAATCAAGGCAATCAACATAACTAACAAATTTAAAGCGAGCGGATATTCTTTTGAAAACCCGCTATCGACTTGTAATGAAATGGGTAAATTGATGGATAAGCCCGCAACTGCGTTGCTGCTTGGCAATACTCATGTTTTCAAAGGTAGCGAATAGCGCCCACAAAAAACCCCGCTAATGCGGGGTTCTATCTGCTGCTCAAATTAGTGCAACAAGGATGGCTGGGATTCATGCCCGGTGAAGATCGGCACACGATTTACCTGGCCGGGCGTTACAATAATCATCGCTAACGTTTCGTGCGTTTTGAATGAACAGCTGCAATTGATGTTCTGGCACTGGTGATAACGTTCTTTCGTCTCTTTTGAAATGTATCTGCTGCTTTTAGCGTGTGCGGCGGTCTGGCATAACGGACAATGCATCATTGGTGGCGTCTCCCTGTAAGCTCGTAGCTTTAATACGCCCAAATACCAAAATGAGCAACAACTTTCACTTATTGTGAATCATCTTCGTCTGATTCTGCCTGATACTCTACATCGGATAGTAAGACTTCAAATTCAAGCTGTGTGGTATACCCGCTGCCGCTCAGGCTATGTGTGACCTTGCTGATAATCCAAGGCTGCGCATCGATCACTGATTTAAAGCCGCTCACCCTGACCGGCGTCTCCGGGTACAGGTCGGCGCGCCCAATTGCAAGCGTGAGCGAGAACTCAGCGACGCCGCGCTGCAGCTTATCCCATTTTGCTTTTGCGGCCCGCATCGCTGCTGCTTTCGTCGCATACACGGTCGTCAGGGTAAAAATGTTGTCTTCAGTCCCTGCGAGATAATCTCCCTCTCTGGCCTCCGGTGTTTTGGTCGCGGTCGTCTTTTTCTTTTTAGCCGCGGGGTGCTCCAGCGCGCGCAGGTGCTTTACCTTCAGCTTGCGCTTCACCTTAACTTTCTTTGGCTTCGGGTCTTTGGTATGCAGCCAGCTCGCAGAGACGCCCGTGTATGCGCCACGGTCGGCAATGCTGAAGCTGTGCCGGTCGCCATCCTGCCGCGTGATAGTCATCTGCGGGATTGGCTTGCCGCTGGCGGTGACGCCGTTACCGGGCTTTATAAACAGAAGCCGCCCGGCCTTCACTGCCGCAACCGCGCCGTACAGCGTGGCGAGTCGCGTCAGGAATTTGGCGTCAGTCTCCTGCGTCTGGTCGATGTGAGCCACGGCAATCCCGGCAAATCCATCGGCCAGCATTGGCTTTAAGTTATTGCGCCCGGCTATCTGCATCACGACTTCCCCCAGGGTGGTGTCGTGATAGGACACCTCCCGGCGGGAATTGAGCGAGCCACGGAAATCAGCACTGCGGGCGCGAATAGTCATGGTATCCGGCGCGCCGTGGTGCTCAACCTCATCAACGGTGAAATTACCTTTACCAAAAAGGGTCTGGCCTTTCCAGCCGAGAAACAGCGTTATTACCGCACCACGCACCGGCATCGCCAGCTGCCCGTCGGCGTCGTCCAGCTCAATATCCAGCTGGTCAGCCTCAAAGCCGCGATTATCGGTCAGCGTCATCGAGATAAGGCGACCCCGGATATTCGTTGTGACGTCCTTAGAGTTAACCTTCAGCATGAAATCCGGCGTCAGCTGCGCCCCGGCCTGTACCGGCAGGCTGCTTATCCCGATCATCCCAGCAGCCCCCCTGCAGTTGAAATCAGGCTACCGGCCGCCGACTTCACGCCGTCGATTGCCGATGTAATCTGCCCTGGCAGGCTTGCGGAGCCGCTGATAAGCCCGTCAGCCTGTTTCTTCAGATCGCCAAACATAGAGGTAAGCGATTCATCAACACGCTTCAGACTCAGGGTAAACATGATTTTGCTGGCCGTTCCGTTGGGGTAAAACTCGCTGAAGGTGTTAGAAATACTCTCGATCACGTACATGCCGTAAATCATGCCGCTGCCGCCAATCAGCGGCCACGCCATGCCCTCGTCAGCCATCAGGCGGATGGTCATCAGCGACAGCGAGCCGCCCGTGATTTCCGGGCGCAGCTCACCGGATAGCGTGATTTTTTCATCGCCCGGCCCGATAAACTGCGCCGACGGACGCAGCCCGAACCGGCTGTTAGTGGGCCAGCGGTAGTCGATATTCTGCTGCATATCTCCGTAAGGCAGGGTCTGTCGCATAAACGGCATCATGCCGTAAATCATCATCATCGGTTAATCCTCCCAGCCCATTTTGCTGCGGTTCTGCGCCTGCCGGTTGCGCTGCTCTTTTGCCTGGTGCTGCGCCATCAGCGCCATTGCGTCGTCTTTGGTCATGCCCTCGTGCATGTTGATTTCATACTGATAGGTATTCTGGCTGCGGTCGGTGAATCCGCCCCCGGCTGACGGGGCTGAAACCGGGCGGTAAGGCGCGCCACCATAGGCGATGTTGTATTGCAGCCCGCCGGTATCTGCGCCCGCGCCGCCGGTCGCAACCGGATCAGGCGACGGCACTTTGTCTTTAAGGCCATCGGATTTCGTGTCGATAATGCCGAGCTTATCCAGCACCCAGTTAATACCGCCCATAAGCTGATCGAGCGCATGACTCGGGATTTTCAGCGCCTCGGCCAGCATGTTGCCGAACTTTTTACCCATATCTCCGGCGGCGGCAAGTTCGGTCTGCGTGGATTTCACCGGCTCCAGCAGTTTTCCGAACCAGTCCCACAGCTCTTTTACCTTGCCACCTACCCACTCAAACACCGGCTTTAAGGAGCCGAAGGAATCACTGATCGGCCCCATCGCTGCGGTAAACCCTTCGGCCATGCCTGCTATAAAGGCGCTGATAGGCTCCCAGTATTTGCGCACCAGTAGCGCCCCGGCCACGATTGCTGCCGCGACGGCCACCACCGGCAGCGTGATAGCGCCGAGCGCGGCCGTAATAGCTCCGCCAGCGATGCTGAATGCGGTGCCGAGGAACCCCGCACCGGCAATCAGGGTATTCACGCCCGCAATCACCGGCCAGGCTACCAGCCCGATAGCGCCCAGCGCCCCGGCCAGCATCAGCCCGCCCATAACAACTTTAGCGATACCGCCCGCCAGCTCAGGGTTAGCCTTAATCCAGCCATCCACCTTCAGCAAGAGCGCCGCTGTGTCCTGGGTAAGCGTGCGCAGGCTGCCATCGTTCTGATCAAACAGGTCGGTGCCGATAGCCTCATACGCAGACTGCAGCTCTTTCAGGTCGCCGCCGAGATTATCCTGCATGACCTGTACCAGCTCGGCGGTCTTGCCATCAGAGGCTTTAAACGTGGCGGTCAGCTGGTCGAGCTTGCCGGTTGAGGCGGCGGTCATCAGCACGGCGGCCGATGAGCTGGCCTCCTCGCCGAAAATGGTTTTCATGTACTCGGCGCGCTGGCCCGTTCCCAGCTTGTGACTATCAAAACTCGCCTGCATTTCTTTCAGGATGGTGAAGATCGGGCGGGTATTTCCTTTGCCGTCTGCCGTTTTAATACCCAGCTCTTTGATAGCCTTGAATGATTCGCCGGTCGGTGCCTGCAGCCTGCTCAGCACGGCGCGGCCTCCCGTACCGGCCATTGAGCCGGTGATTTTGGCATCGTGTAAAGCGCCGACCATCGCTGCCGCCTGCTCGATGCTGACGCCCGCATTTTTCGCTACCGGGGCGACGTAGGTCAGTGCATCGCTCAGCCCGTCAAAGTCAGCGGCCGTTTTATTCATGGTCATCGACAGTACGTCGCCGATGTGCGCCACCTTATCGTTTGAAAGCTGGAAGGCTGATTTCATCCCCATCAGCAGCCCGGCGTTTTCCTCCATTGTGCGTTTGTTTGCCAGCGCCATGTTGAGCGTAACCGGCGTAACTGCCTGAACGGCAGCGGCATCGCCGCCGCCTTTGGCGATAACGATTTGCGCACCTGCTGCATCATCGGCAGACGCGGCCGTTGTATCACCCAGCTGACGCGCCTGCGCACGCAGGGCTTTCATTTCCGGCGATTCTTTTCCCACGCCGAGCACGGCCTGCAGCTCGGAGTTCTTCTGTGCGAAATCAAACCCCGGCATCAGCAGCGACGTAGCAGCCATGCCGCCGACCGTGGCGGCACCGATACCGGCTGCGCCCATATTGCGCACCTTGCCTGACAGCTCCTGGCCTTTACGGTAGCGCTCGCTTGTCTGGTTCAGACGCTCCTGCTGTGCATTCAGCCGCTGCAACTCCATTTTCTGACGACTCAGGCTGACGGTTGCCTGCGCCGAGGCGGATTTCAGGCGCTGCTGCTCGCTGCTCAGGGCTTTGGTTGAAATCCCCGCCGCGTTAAGCGCCTCGCGCTGCTGCTGCACCGAAAGGCGCAGGCTGTTGGTTTTGGTCTGCAGCTCAGCCGCCGCCTGCCGGGCCTTTTCCAGTGCGCGGGCCTGCTGTGTCGTCGGGCGCTCCGTGTTTTTAAACTGCACGGCAAGCGCGGCCGCCTCCTGCTTAGCGTCTTTGAGGCTCTGCTGCGTGACGGCCAGCTGAGCGCTGGCCTTGCGGAAGCCGTCAATTTTCCCGGCCTGCGCATCCAGCTCCTTAATCGTCGTCTGCGTCTGGCGTATGTCAGACGACAGATTTTTAGCGGCAGTCTGCACAGCGTTGAAGGGGCGCGAGGCTTTGTCTACCGCATTCAGCAGCACCTGCACCTTGAGGTTATTGCTCATCCGGGGTTGCTCCGCTGCGGATAAAGGCTTTATGCCGCCAGTCCATCAGCTCGGCCAGCGGCATGTCGTACATCTCGGAGGGGTGCCAGTGAAATATCGTGGCAATGTCGGCCATCAGGTCGTTGACCGTCAGGCCGCTAGGCCAGTCTATTCGTCCGACTTCGACTGCAAAAAACCGATCACCCTGCCGCCCAGCGCAATCAGGTCAACCGGATCAAGCGCGTTACACTCGGCCTTTGTCAGTGCTGGCAGGGTAATGCGGGGCAGCACGGTCAGCAGTGCGTCAACATCCGACTGGCACAGATCGGCCAGGCGCACGCCGCGCAGGCTTCCGGCCGTCGGCTTAATCAGCTCCACACTTTTGATTTCGGTTTCGCCGCGCACTAGCGGGGCTTCAAACTCAACAACGTTATCTTTCTTTTCCATGATTATTCTCTGTTCACTGTAGTCAGTTAAAGCCAGCGACGGGCGCTGGCGTCAGGGTTTATACCAGGCCGAGGTTTTTACGGCGCTGCTCAAGACGGTCAACGCCGTTAACCTTCTCCACCATGTTGATGGTGTCGATTTCGATCAGCTCTTTGCCGTTAAAGGTCAGCTTGTAATAGGTGTTTTTACTGGTGATTTTGGTTTCGGTGTCTTCACCCTGTTTGGCTTCGCCGAAGTCAAACGACTGATGCTTACCGCGCACCTCAATCTCTACCGCGATTTCCTCGCCGGTATCGTCGCGCTGGTAAGAGCCGGTAAAGCGCAGGGGGATGTCAGACGCGCCCCACTGCGTGAGTACCAGCTCATCGATGCCGCCGATGCTCCATTCAACATCGAGCGCGTCATCTTCCAGACCGTTATCAATAAAGGCCGCGCCGCTCATGCCGCCTGCGCGGAACGGGTCGAGCTTGCGCGCCAGCTTAGGCAGGGTCACGGCGGTGACGACGCCCTGATAGCTGTGAGCGTTGTTAAAAAGGTTCATGCCCTTCAGTTTGCGTGGCAGTGCCATTTACCCGGCTCCTTAGCTGTTTACGGACGCGGCGAAGTTCGCCAGATATTTGTCGGAAATGCGCTGGCGCAGGGTTAAATCTTCCAGCGGCGGAACCGGCGTATAGTCGTAATCGATAAAGAGCTTGCCCGCCTTCAGGGTGTCTTTATCGTTGGCGCTTTCGTCATACCAGGCGGATGCACCCAGCAGATAACCGGCGTTAACCAGCTCGCGGAACTTCGCATTGATGCCCGCGATAATCTCGCGCACCAGAACCGGCGTCAGCGGCTTATCAACCGCCCACATGTGCGCCT